ATGACTACCGAAACCCGCACCTATCTCGGCGAAATTGCTGCTGGCGTAGATGATAATTGGCTAGGCTTTCGAGTAGGCCAGCGCTACGAGCTGCAAATCACCCGACGTAAGGATGGCAATGTGGCTATCGAGCCAATCCCTGTGGGCGAAGGCATAAGGCTGCTGGTAGTGACGCCTGAGCAGTGGGAGAAGTGGTTTAGCAAGTAGCTAGTGGTGGTTGTGTCGCACTACCGACAATGCCTCAGCCCGTCATAATTTGATTTCAGCTGGTGCACCTTTTAACACATGGCAAAGCTTACCTCGACTGTCCTGCTTAAACTACTAGCGCGCCTACTAACGTCGCTGCTGATTACTGCTTTCATCACTTGGTTTCTTTACTCACTCGATTTGCTCACTCCTTTAAACTCTTCGCCTGAGCGAGTTGGTGTGCGTCGGTAGAAAACTGAACTACATTCTATGTGCATAATTAAAAAGCTCCGGCCGGTCATGTCGGGGCTTTTATCTTTATAGTAGAAAGGCAGCGCGCTGCTTTTCTAAGTTCACAATCTAAAAAGGCCAGCTCTACTAGGGCTGGCCTTTTTTGTTCAGCTTATTTAATTTTGCGATGGCCTTCGGGCTAGTTTGTTTTCATAGCTCAGAAAGACTCATCTGCTTCAGGTGAGTCTTTTTTGTAGTGTATGGGTAGCTGATACATGAAAAAGCCTCGCTTGAAGCAAACGAGGCTTTCTTCTTGGTTAGTATGAATTCCTTCCGTGAGGGATTCCCTACAAATATGCACGTCTTAGCAGTATAGTAGTACTTGCACGGGAAGGGGAATTTTTTGTAGCTTTCAAGCATGAAAAAACTACTATTTATTGGCACGCTTGGAATTCTAGTTACCTGCAAACCTGAGAGGCTTGCTTACCCCGTCGCCGTTACTGCTCATGCCCAGATATGGACCGCCGACTCTAAGAGGCCCCAAGCAATTGTAGAGGCGGGCGATACAGTAGACCTGGTAATGCCCGTAACTCCCGAGTGGGGCCAGATTGCAATAAGATTAAGCGAGACTAGAATAGGCTACGTGTCCATTAAGGCGCTAGCCTGGCCGGATTCATTGAAAGCCAAAGCGGGAGTGTATGCAATAGGGAAGGTAAGGAAGTGATTGCTCGCTTAGCAACTTACTCTGTGCTGCCTGATTGATAGCGACGGACGCGAGCAGGCGGAAGGCGTAGCAGGTCATGCTACGCTAGCTGCGTAACTGGGGCTGGTGCTGGCTGATAGGTCTGCTGCCGGGCCTGATAGGCACGCCAGCTAAGGAACAACAGCAAGACAATAAGGAGCGCAAAACTGAGGCGCCGCGTCCAGCGGGTCGCGTAGCGCAGACGGCGTAGGGTGTACATAGCGCAAATAAAAGCGCTAGATGGTTAGGTTGTATCTCTTCATTATACTACTTATACCTGCTATTATACAGCTAGATGCAGCGACAGTAGCACTAATGTTGAACTCTGGATACGCGCAACGCGTAATCTAGGCGAAACTTTGAAGTGATTCCGTAGATGCGTTACCTGTTTCATGACCTTTCCTATAAGAATAGAATTATCCGCTACATCCGCCTGCCAGAAATAGACAGCGACGGCCCTCAGATTACAACCAATATAGAAGGCATGCTCCTGCTTAGTCAGTACATCGAGCGCCATGAGCCAGCCACTATTGTCATTGCCTTACTCGGGCGTGGCATCATCGGTTGCTCCAACGAGGATAAAATGAGGGGCCCTATCCTACAGGCATTTCAAAAAGAATATAAGCGCCTGCCCGACGCGCACTACACGTGGACGGCAGTTGAGTTTGTGCTTGACTAAAAAAGCCCCGGCCGGTCAGGTTGGGGCGGCTATTTGCTTGGGTCCGCAATACCTAGTCGCCGCCCTTCATCATAGGCCAGCGTGCGCAGCAGAGCACTCATGCTTAACCCTCGTGCTTTGGCTACTTTCTCTATAAATTTCTTATCCTCAGGGGCAAGGGCAATACTCACTTGGGGGTTACGGCGGGCGGCTTTAGGTTCTTTCATGCTACAAAGATGTTACAAGAATTATACAAGAAAGCCCCACTACCGGGAAGGCACTGGCGCTACGCCCTATCACATAGCTGAATAGAAAAGCCCCGACTGGTCAGGCCGGGGCTTTTTACTTATAGCTAATAGGTCACGAACAATAGAACACGTGGCGAGCCTTCCCTTCCCGCCGATATAGATTATGAGGCTAGCTTCTCAAGCAGCTTATCAAGTTTGATGAGCTATTTGAGAAGTAACCAGTAGCCAGCTATCAGTACCAGCAGGCCACCTAGGGCCAGCCAAGTGCGCTGCGTGCCATTGAAATCATTGCGGGCAGTGGTAGTAGGCGACTGGTAGCCGTAGGCGTAGGCTGCCCACGCCTGGTGCCAAGCTAGCTTGTCCCGAGTCGCCTCAGGGGCCAGGATGCCTAGGCCTGTATTGAGCTGCGCCCGCTTGTCAATCCAGAGCCGAGTGAAGTTGTAGGCTTCATCATGGAAGAGCGGGAAGAGCAGCCCGGCCGGCACTATCTCGACCAGGGCCCACTCGCCTATCCAGTGCTGGGCGAGTAGCGACACCGGTACCAGCAGCCAGGCGGCGATGCGCTGCAGCATCATGCCGGTGTGCTCATTGCCCGTGAAGGCCTCAGCCCCGCGGCGCGCGTAGAGCACGGCTTCCAGCCAGCCGCACAGGATGGCGAAAAGCTGATAGGTGATAGCAAGCATCTAGTGGCCTCCTGACTCGTTGGTAAACCACTTGCCCGTGCGGTACTTGCTGTAGCCCGCCACGATGCAGCCCACGGCTGTGAAGCCAATACCACCGACTACCCAGCCAGAACCAGGGTTGAGGGGCTCAGCTATGAACATGGCAGCAGCTGCTACCCAAAGAATGATTGCGAGATACTTTTTCACAGAAAAGATTATTTAATGGTGAGGGTAATAGGTTCGCCGTTGGCCACGGCCGTCTCGATGCGCAGAAACAGGCGGTCGAACGCCACGCGACTAGCCGAAACGCTGGCCCCGTCGGCGCCGAAGGCCGAGCCGGGCAGCAGGCAGCCCTCGGTATCAGCGGCCGTGTTGCCGGGGTGGATGCGCACGCCGCAGTCGTCGATGAGGTTGTTGCCGAAGCGGATGCTGCCACCGGGCACGTTCACCAGCAGCGGCAGCCGGCGCTTGAAGCGGTTGCTCATCGTGACAATCACGCGGTAGGTACCGGCAGGTATGGCCGTCTTGCCGTAGACCTTGGCCTCTCTCGGACCACGCACTACGTCTTCAATGCCGACGCATACTTTTTGGCCCTCGATGTACCAGGTGCTCAGCGTCGCGCCCTTGGCGCTCGGCTGGCGAATGATGGAAATAACCATGCTAGCGAGCGGCAATACTTAGGGTGAGACCAAGGGCGGCAGCCCAGCCCAGCCAGCTCCAGAAGCCCCGGCGTTGCGCTTTGCCTTTCCACTTCTTGGCGCTGACCTCGTAGCGGGTGGCTTCGATGGTTTCCTCCCGCAGGGCCAGCTGCACGTTGGCTATAGCTGCAACCTGGCGCACGTAAGCAGCCTGCGCCGTATCGGCGGCCGTGCGGTAGGTGGTAGCCGCCTTGCGCCAGGTGCGCGCCTCCCGCCGCACTTTGGGCAGCACCGTGAGGCTGTCGCGTACCTTAGCCGCCTGCGCTACGGGCATGCAGACGGTGGGGCCGGGTGGCGGAATGAGTTTAATAGCCTGCGAAAAAGCGCTGAAGGGCAGCGCTGTCAGCAGCAGTAGCTTGAGCTTTGACATGGGTACTTTGCAGATGGTAGAGCGTGGCAGAATCTTCGTAGGTCTGGCCGAGGTCACGGTAGTAGCGGGCGGTGCTATCCAGGCGGGCGGCCTTGGTGCTGTCGCGGCGGGCCTGTGCTACCGCGGCGCGCACGATGGCGGGCACGGTGGACTCTTTCGGGTGGCAGGCACCTAGGGCCAGCAGGGATAGTAGGAGTAGGTACTTGGGCATTGGCAGAAAAAGAGGGTGTGACAGTTAGGAAGCGGGCGGCAGCTCACCAACTGGGCCGGCAGTGGCACCTTCGCCGATGGCCATGCCCCCGTCGCCTTGGTTTTGCTGCACCAGGGTCGAGGGCATCTTGTTGAGGAAAATGCCCAGCAGGTAATCACCCAGGGCCGAGATGCAGTACACGAGGCTCAGGGCACTTATCTCGTCGCGGTTGAGCGTGGGCCACGTCATGATGCGGCACACCAGCGGGGCCGTGGCCAGCGTTATGCCGGCGGTGAGAGCGATAAGCGTGAAGGCGTTGAAGTGCCCGCGGGCATCTTCGAAGAACTCCCGCAGGTGGCGGCTGGCTCCTTTCATTTGTGGGTGCTCATGAATTGGTCGTACATGGCCGCACGCTGCTCCAGCGAATTGATGCGCTGCTCGAACTCCTTATGTGTAGCAGCCGCCTCCTGCTTGGCCGCTTCCAGGTTGGTGACGCGCTGGGTGAGGTACTGGCGCTCCATCGTTTCGAGCTTCACCGTAGTCGAGAGCTCGATGATGTCTTTGCGCGTTTCCTTGATGTCGTTGGCGGCGCTGTTAATCTGGGTGGTGAGCAGCACGTTCAGCACCGCCAACAGGGCCGGGAAAGCCCAGATTTTGAGCTTGTCGATGGTGCTGTCGTTATTAGACATGAGTACTAGGCAGCCAGCAAAGCCGTGATGTGGTCGATGCCGCACTGGGTGTTATGGCGCTCACGAATGAGGCAGGCGCGCTCAGATTCGAGGCGGGCGCGCTCTTCCGGATGTAGGCCAGTCGGCTTGGGGCCGCTCACATGCACGGGCTTGAGCAGGTCGGGGTCGTAGCAGGCAACGGCTTGGCCGTCGAGGAGATGGATGTGCATAGGGTTAGGGGCGATAAGCAAATACAGTGAGGGTGGGGCCGCTAGCCGCGATGGCTAGGCAAACAGGACGAACTCATAAGCCTCTGCCTCATAGGAGAGGGCACAGATGCCCACTAAGCCTGCGGGCAGGTTGTAGTCATCGGGTAGCGTGGTCGTGTAGGAGGCCGTTTCGGGGTAAGGCGCGAACTGGCTATAAGCGCGCAACTCTACTTGATTGCCTACTAGCTTGAAGGCCATGATAAAATCATCTACCCCCACCGTAGGCATGTAAGGGCCCACGGTGGGACTAAGCACCGCGACGCTGGTGCCCTGAATCACGCCCGCATCAAACACGAACTTTTTGGCGACATCATCAAAGCGGCACCAAAACGCGAGGCACCTATCAGTGCTGAGCTGGTGCCGGGCCCGAATCATTACGGTCGGAATCAGCTTGTTTAGCCGCACGCGAATTTCCCCGTTTAGAAACTGGTAGTTATAGAGCGCACCCCGAGGGTTGGCATCGAAGCTAGACCCCGCTTTTAGCGTGAGGCCGGTGCTCGTAACCAAGTACTGGTCCTTGTTCGGCGTGTAGTCCGTCCAGTTATCTTGCCCATCTAGCGGGGCGTGCTGGAGCGTGTTAAAAGTGATATCGTAAACAACCTCCTCGCCCCCGATAGAAGGCGTGCTAGGGTCTACGACGCGGCATTGGTCGAAAGAAATTTTTCTTGTCGCAATAGCGGGGTTGCTTTGGAAGATTAGCTCGTAATGGCCTGCTGGGTACGTGTTCGCGCTCACGTAACGCTGCGCTGAAGGCTGCGACGTACTGCCGAGTGGCAGCGACTGTTTCAAGTTAACATTAAGCACAGCCTCTTGGCTGGTGCGGTCTATCAGCGTCAGCAATGCCCCGCCCTTGTCTGCAGCCAACGGATAACTAGCCGCCATTTTAAACGGGGTAGGGTTGTAGAACTTCACCCGAGCGCGCTTATCTACTTCTTGCGTAGAATATCCTCGGCCGTTAATATAGAGGGTGCTGTTCTCGACCGTGTACCCCCCATCGGGGAAGCGCAGGGAGCTATTGTCTTCGTCAAAAATGGCGCCGTTACCAGATTCCGAGTACGTTCCGAAATAGTTGGTATACAAGTTGGTGGCGTACTCTACTGCCCCCGCATTGCTCGGGTGCAGGCCATCAATGAGCTTTTGCGTGCTAGCAAGTAAGCCCAGCCCGTTTACTAGCTCTACCCAGGGCCGCGCGTTCGCCAGGGCAACGAAGGCCGCCCGCAAGGGCACCATGTTGGCCTCTGTATAATTGGCTACTGCACCCGACACGAGTAGCGGCGTTTGGAACAGAACGCGGGCTTTGGGGTAGCGGGCGTGTACGGTATCTAAAATGCGGCCAGCAGCGGCCGCAGCCTGGCTAATGCTAAAGCCAGCCGGGATGTCGTTTACCCCGATAGACAAGTAATAAACTGGATTAGCTACCCCTTGCCAGGCCTTAGCCAGTAGCAGCATTTCCGCATCGCAGGCGGCTTGGTCGGGGTAAGCGTCGGATATTCTGCGCCCCCCGGCCCCCAAGCTGATAAACTTGGCTGTATTGCCCATCAAGCCCTTTAGGACAGCCTGCACGCCATCGCGCTGCGGGATGTCGGTGCCTGTGCCCACCCCGATACTGTTGGAGTTCCAGGCTATGGTAGTAGCCGAAACGGTAGGCGCGACCACGCTGTAAGCTGGTGCGTTTTGCCCGTAGTCTATGGAAATGATAGAAGTGCCCCGGTAATCCCCGACATTGCCTTGCTCCTGTAAGGGCTCTTGAAAGCGTACGACGTGGTTGCCGCTGGCGCCACTGAGGGCGAAGGGGATGGTCTGCTCGACATCGGCGGCGGTAGGGTTGGCAATACCCACGAAAGTGCCATCTACAAACACGGCAATGCCTACCTGGCTGTTGGCAATCGTGCGGCCGTAGACGCGGCTAAACATCTTAATGCTAGCCTGGGTCGGTAGCCCGTTAGAAAACCTATGTTCCACATAGGCGAATGCGCAGCGGTTGCGGGCCGTAGTGCCTGCTAAGGCATTATCCCGAACGTTGCTCTGAAAATCTGCGGAACTAGCGGTATACTTAGTGCTAGGGACAGGCGTAACACCGCCGGCACTCCAAGTTGGAACGGTGAAAGTGGGGTCCGCAGTAAGGATTAGGGCGGCCATCTTAGTCGTGTTTGGCGGTTATGATGAGGGTGCCAGCTCCCGCGACTAGCACGAGGCCCAGGGTGTTTTTTATTTGCACCGTGACGGTGGCGGCCGTCCAGCTCAGCACGTCGGCCCGCAAGCCCAGCACGCCCGAGCCAGTCAGCTCGGCTATCGGTGAATACTTGTCATCACTGAAGGGCGTATCCCAGGTGACGACCTGCGTAATCGTGGCACCTAGGGCCATCTGGTTGGTCGGCACCCGCTTCTCGCGGAACTTGGCAGCCAGTGCCGTGGTAGCCGCCTGGGCGGCGGTGGCGGTGGTTTGGGCGGCGGCCGCATTATTGATGGCCGTGGTAGCCGAGGCCTGCGCATTGGTGGCGGCAGTCTGGGCACTGGCAGCCGTGTTGCTCGCCGTGGTGGCCAGGGCCAGGGCCTGGTTGGCGGTGAGCTGCGCATCAGCTGCTGCTTTGGCATCGGCATCCGCTTTGGCCTGGGCAGTGTTAGCCGTTGTTTGAGCAGCCTGCGCCGCGGCCAGTGCTTGCTCAGCTTTCGCCTGAGCGGCAGCGATGGCCGCCTCATCAGTGGTGAGGCGGGCCTGAAGTAGTGCTGTGGCAGTTGCGTCGGCGTCTGCTTTTGCTTGTACTGCTACCGCTTTGCCGTCAGCCACCGCCGCTGCGCTGAGCGCGGCGGCGGCCTTGGCATCGGTCAGCAGGTTAGCAGCCTTCGCAGCATCAGCCGTGGCCTGCGCGGCTACGGCTTTAGCATCGGCAGCCAGCGCTAGGGCGCGGGTCTGCTGGGCGTAAGCGTCCTGTGCCACTTCGGCCAGGTCATCGGCATCCTGCTGCGCTTGCAGAGCCGCAAGCGCCGATTCGGTTTGCTCCAGGCGCAGCGAAAGCGCCGGGAAGGTGTTGTTAACCGTTTCGTTAAGCGTCGCAAACTGCGCTTTCAGCAGTTGAATAGCGAAGTAGTTGCTGCGGCTGCTCATCGGCCACGTCTGCCCCTCGGGTAGCACGGGAAAGTCTTGCCCGAGCGCTACCCTAAAGCGGTCATCTATGTTGACTGGCACCCCGCTCTCGTTGGTGCCCACGACTGTTTGCAAACCTGCTACGGAGGTCTGAATCGGCGCGACCGCCTGCTGCAATTCCTTGATGGTATCGGCGTGCATAGCTATTGGATGCGAAAGCGGTTCCACCACAGTTCCGTGGTGCTGGTGTCAGGATTGTCCTCTTGCAAGGCCCAGAAGAAGTAGGGTGCGCTGGGGTTGCGATTGTCGGTGAAGTGCTTCTCGGTGAAGCTGGTATCAGGCTCCTGAATGCGCGCCTGCCCGCCACCAGCCACGCTAGCCGCGATGTCAGCTGCTACCTGCTTGCGCTTGTCGCCCGACACGTCCACGGCAACCACACCCGTGCCGGGCGTGCCAGGGGTGCCCGAGTTAGCAGTTTCAAGTACCCCACGCCGGTACACCGCGTTTTGCGTGCCGGCTGGAATTACAAGCCTGCTCACGCCGGTCGGGTCGGTTACATTACTGCCGTTGCGGGTGTCAAATACCTTGACGTTTTTGCAGTTAATGCCAAGCTGAATACCACTGCAATTAGGCCCAATCTGACACTCATTAACGCCCGTCCCAGTGATGATGTCTGAGCAGTTATCCCCAACGATATTGTAGCGATTGTTACTGCCAAACGTGCTGTCGCTTAAACCGTTGCCATAGGTGTTGCCGGTATGATTATCGCGGAATGTGCAGCGCACTGTGTCGTTGGCATAGTGGTTGTTGCGATGGCTCTTGCCGAAGGTGCCTTGCTGCAACCCCGCGCCATAGGTGTTGCCGTTGTGGCTATCTCCAAACGCGCTATCGGTCAGGCCCGAGTCGTAGGTGTTGTTATAATGGTTGTCGCCAAACGTCCCGCCGCTCATGCCGAAGCCATACACGTTATCGACGTGACCGATGCCCGTTCCATCCTTGCCGTACTGGTTGCTCCCATCATCTGGGCCATACATATAGCATCGGGAGCCTACTGGCAGCAGGTGCAGCAGGTTAGGGTCTAGGCGGTAGTCGTTGTTGAGTACGAACTGGTTATTAGCGTTGGCGCCAGGTACTTGTAGCGCGGCTACTTGGTCGGCGGTGAGTTGGCCACCACCCCCACCCAACAGGTCAGCCAGCTGCTCGAAGCTCAGGCGCTTGTTTTGAAAGCCACCCGCGACGGGGCCGGCGGGCACCTCTACTTCGAAAAAACCGCCCACCAGTTCCAGGCGCGCGTTGACGATGCCGTCGAGCTGATAAATGCGGAGAACCTTGACACCCATGCCCCGAAGTTCCCCCGCGACCTAGGCCGGGAAAGAAGCCGGGCGGGGCAAGGCGGGGCAAGTAATTACCCCCGCACGCGCAGGCTGCCGTCGTGCGTGCCGCGGGCCACGGGCGCGAAGAAGGCCGGCTTGTACTCGTAGAGCTGGTGGGTGACGCGCACGTTGCTCAGCTGGGCGTAGGGGTCGGGTGCATCGGCCCCGGCGCCGTTCTCGATGAGCGACACCCGGGTGTAGCCCAGCTTCAGGCTCCACTCGGTGCTACCCACGCAGAAGCGCCGGCCAGGCACATCGGTGGGCGCGTCGAGGGTATCAAGCAGGTAGATGGGCTCCGTACCTAGATGGCTCAGCGCGCCCGTGAGCAGCTTGCTATTGCCTGAACGCAGACTTAGGCCGTCGAGCACCACCGACTCAAACAGCGGGGCGGGCAGCAGGTCAAGGCTCCGGCTCCAACTGGTGGTCATGGTGCCGTCTACGTTGGCGATGGTTTTGCCGAAGGCCGGTAGGTTGCCCGAAAACAGGCCTGCGCCGATGGGCACGTCGGCGTGGTAGACGTTCAGCACCTCGGTGGGCCGTACGGTGCCGGCCGGGCCATCGGCGCGGAAGTTATCCTTCCCGTCCCAGGTAACGCCCTGCGGGCGCAGCTGCACGCCGATGCTGCTGAGCAGTAGGTTGCCCGTAGCGGCGTTGACGGGTTGAATGCGCGCCCACTCCTCGGGCGGCAGGAAGGTGGCCGGCGGCGTCACGAACTTGGCTTGGTCACGCCGGGCCACAAACAGGTTTTTGCCGCTGGCGTAGTCATCGCGCACCACGTCGCCCTTCTTGTAGTCGGAGTAGGGCGAGTAGCTGGGTGCATCCCGAAACAGGTTGGTGTCGGGTGCCAGCCAGGAATACACCCGCAAGGTGGCGGCCTGCGTGCCGGAGGGCAGCGGGGCCAACGGCACTTCGAAGGTGTTATCCTTGCCATCGGCCGCCAGCTTGAGCGTGGCCAGCTGCACGCCTAGGCTGTGGCCATCAACTAGGATTTCGTAGGGCAAGGTGCCCACGGCGGCCGTGGTGGGCGAGCTCACGGCGTTGCCCTCGTAATCGAGGAATGTCTCAGTAGGCACTACCCTGCCTGTGAAGGTGAGAAACGCGGGCGTGGCTTCCAGGCCACCCACCAGCGGCAGGGCCGGGCCTTGCAGGTAGCGGTCATCGCGCTGGCTCAGGCCGAGGCTGCGCACCCATTGCGTTACCAGGTCGCCGCCTTTCTCGCCCGCGCGCACCAGCACCAGCGGAAAGGGCAGCCGGGGCGGAGCCACCCAGCCCGTGATAGTCCGCAGTTGGCTCAGGTCTTCCAGCCAGGCGTACCTATCCGAAAACACGTCGCCGGCTGGGTAGGCGTTTTTGAGCCAGCCCGTATCCGTGCTGCCCGTGAGTGATTTCCAGCTCTGGCGCACCGAAAGCTTCTGCGCCTCCACCGACCGCAGCCAGTGCAGTGCGCCCACCCGCGGCGGTTGGATGGTGCCGCTGGGTGCGAGCGCCACGACGGGCGCCTGCGCCGTGCCAGCCGGCAGATAAGACCGGCCAGGGGCGTCGGTGGCCGCCTCCAGAATGCTACGCACCTGCCACGTGCCTTCACGCTGCACCAAGGTGCCACGTAGCGCCTGCGCTAGCGCATCGACTACGGTGCGGCAGTTCTCGGGCTCATCCTTATCGGGGAAGTAGTAGCCCGTGCGGTTGGTAGCGCTGGCCTCCTCGGGCGCGTCGAGCGTGGCCATGCTCGCGTCGCGGCTGTTGGTGTAGAGGTAAACGGGCAGCGATACCTCGCAGCGACTAAAGCAATGCAGCAGGCTGTTCAAAATAGGCCGGTAGCCGGTCAGGCGCTGGCCGTTATGGCCGGTGAAGTAGGTACCTTTTAGCCCGGCGAGCCCATCGGTGGCCAGTACGTTCACGTTCACCAGCCCATCTTGTAGCTCGCCCTCGTACACGTCCGGCTGCACGTAGCCCCGAAATTGCAATTTGCCCGCGCGGCGCACGTCCACGCGCCCGAGGCGGTCATCGCCGACGGTGAGGTCTTCGAGCTCGCCGAGCGCTACCCTCAGGCTGAGCTGGCACGTGGTGCCCACGACGGGCGGCAAATCACCCCGGCCGCCGAGGCTGGTATTGAGGCCGTCGCTTTTAATCACTACCGGATTGCGCTGGCCCTTGATGAGCACGGGCGCCCCCTTATAGTCACGCTCCCATATTTCCAGCCGGCAAGGCACACCGTGCAGGTCCGAGAAGTCGAGATACCAGTGCACGGCGTAGCGCTGGGTGAGCGTAAAGCTGACGGTGAGGGTGTTGCCATTGGCGTCAGCTACTACCACCGAAAACATGCCCGCCCCGAGGTTGTCAAAGCGGCCGGTGGTGTTGGTCACGCCACCTAGGGTAAACTTGACGGGCGGGGCGCTAGCCCGCACCTCCACGACGCAGCCGCCGTTTTGCTCGGGGCCCGAGGTGGGGTTGAATAAAATCAGGTTTTCGAGCTCGAGCGAACTGCTAACAGTGGTGGGGGTGTCCACGAAGTACACGCCCTCCTCAAACACGCCGCCCACGCCGTCGGCATACACCTGGCGCCACGTCTGGCCGTTGGAGCCGGGCAATAAGTAACCGTCTACTAAGGTGCCGTAAGGCAGGCTAAAGTTGTCCTTGCCTTGCTCGATGGAATAGTTACGCAGCTCCACCTTTAGCTCATTCATCAGCCACCAGCGCCGAAAGAGCCGGCCAGCGTTCAGCAAGTCAGCCAGGACAGTACCGCGGGGGTAGCCATAAAACGTTACGCCGATGTCGAGCAACTGCGTGGCAATGGCGCCCGTGGCGTCGGTAACACGCAGCAGGTACTGTCCGGCCGCCAGATTGTAAAACCGGACCGGGTAGATTTCCAGCTTGGACGTGTCGGTTTTATAGTAGCCCGCTGCGTTGCCTTTTTGGCCGATTACCTCCAGCTGGTACGGGGCCACGCCAAACTGCCCCGTTAGGTCGAAGCAGGCGTCGCGGGCGTTCTGGTCGGTTGTGCCGGGGCTGGTTGGAATGAGCTTCAGCTTGAGGCTAGTGCCGCCACCCTGCACGGGCGTTACTTGGTTTTGCGTGTAGACGCTGCCGTTGCCATCGTAGTACACGTAGCGCGTTTTGCCGGGCGCGTACTCGTAATCGTAGACCCGTGCGCCCCTGGGTGGGTTGAACGTCGTGTTATCCGACGAGTCGAACTGCGTGGGGGTGCGAGTGCGCTTCTCAGTGTCGAAATAGATTTCAGTAACCCGGTAAGGCAAGGGGCTGCCAACAGGGTTGGGCAGCACCGTGCGGCGCAGCAGTAGGTAAGCCATGCCCGAAGTTCCGGCCGGGCTCAGGCGGGGTGGCGGCGAAAGCGGGGCAAGGCGGGGTAAGTAGTAGTTTAGTACTATGAAGCACTTCTTACTCGCTGGCCTGCTACTGGCCGCTATTCCCACCCTGGCTCAGACTGCGCCGCCCGCTGGGCAGGAGGCTGCGCAGCCAACTAAGAGAGATAACGTTATTATTCTGCACACTACGGATAGTGTTGCGGTAGCCTATTCTAAGCTTGGCCGTGTGCTCTTGGATGGTGGCTATCCAATAGACAGGTCAGATAAAGAGCTTGGGTATATCAATACCAGTTACCGACCAACCCAAAACCGAGCCGTAGAAGCCGCTTATCGGTTTTCAATCAAGCCTAGTAAAGAAGGTGCCATTATTGAGGTGCGAGGCATGTGCAAAATGCCAAGCATGCGCTTAGGCGATACCCCCATTGACTATCGGGGTGCGTTTGGTAGTGCACCAGGTATCGCATGGCAGGAAATGAGCCGACTAGCCTTGTCTTATAAAGCACCAGTGGTAACCTATAAGCGGCAAAATTAGTCCGATACCTCTGAGCGATACTCAGCCTGGCGTAGTGCAGCCACTAGCGTCGTATCGCGTAGCTGAAACTCGCCGACAACCTTAACGGTCTGGGTGCTGCTCTTCTGGCCATAATTGCTAGCCGTGGGGGTAGTGCCACCTGCACCACTGCCTGAGCCAGCACTCGCGCTGATGGCTGCCGCGCCCGCGCGTGCTACACCCGCCGCCGCCAGCAGGCCGATGCCACCCGCCAACTCGGCAGCCCCCACAGCTTGTAGGCCGGGGGTGGCTAAGTCAGCAATACCGATGGCAATGAGGAGCCGGCCTTTTTTCTCGGCAAAATCAGCCAAGGCGTCGATGATGCCGGCGAAGATGGAAGCAAAGAGCGTGTCTACGCCTGCCCCGGCAAAAGCTACTTTGCCAATGGCATCCCCTAGGGCGTTGCCTAGCGTTGCGGCTCCATCTTTTAGGGATGATGTTAAAATCTGGGCATTTTCCGACTCTATCGAATAGGTGCGCAGCTGCTTGCTTAAATCTTGCAAGGCTTGGCTTTGGGGGCTAAATCCTTGTGAGATGAGGTTCTGAATAGTGCCCTGTAAAATGTTAGCCCTGGCCCCAGCTGCATCAAAGCTGCCCCCAAACAGGTCGGCATTCGCCTGCACTTGCCGGAAGCCAGCACCTAGGGTCAGCAGCTCATTGTAAAGCCCCTTCGACACGAGGCCGTCAAACTTGGGCTGCACCTGAATGTCACCTAGGCGCAGCAGCTCACTGCTCAGCAACTGCACTGGCCGCTGCGCTTCCGTAATAGCCTGCATGTTGAGCTTGGCCGCTATCGGCAGCTCGAACGGCTTGACCTGCTTGGCATAGTCGCCGAGCAGCCGGGCCACGTCCTGCGGCAGCGTGTCGCCAATCGTGCGCGGAATGAGCGACTTTACTTCGACTGGCTTTAAGTTGAGGTCCCCACCAGCTGCCCGCAGTTTGTCGAGCGCCTGGCTGGTGTTCACCAGGTCAGCCGCAAAGCCGCGGAAAGCTTTTGAGCTAGTGCTTACGCCTGCGTCTACTAGGTTTTTCAGCCCACTCGTAAGCGTATTCACGCGCCGCTCCAGTACCTCGACCTCGCTAGGGGTATTACCTAGAATATTATCGAGCGCGGTGAGCCGAGCCAACTCCTCGCGGAGTTTCTTGATGGCGTCAGTGACCTTCTTATTTGCCTTGTCTGCCCCTTCCAGCCGCGCAATGTATTCCTGCAGGCTTTTAATCTGCGGGTTGAAGGATAAGGCCTGTTTCTCGGTGCCCGCGTTCTGTTGGTCTTCTTTTAGCTGCTTTAACTGCTCGTGCAGCCCTTTTAGCAGGCCGACCTGCGCCGTGATGTCAACTGCGTTGCCGGCAAAGTTGGGAATCGGGAAAGCATTGCCCAGCTTGGCCAGATTGGCGGCCAGCGTGGGGAAGGTGGCGCCTAGGGCGTCGTACTGGGTGGCCGTGATGCCCGCTGCGGTGCCTAGCTCTGATACCAGGCGCTTCTGCTTTTCTAGCTCCGTAGCGGTGGTGGCTAGCTCCTGCCGGAAATCAACCAAGAACTGCGCGCCGAGGTCTTCAACCTTCACGCCGTTGAAGGAGCCGCGGTTGAGCTGGTCGCGCTCTCTGAGCAAGCGGTCGTAGGCGTCGCTTAATTCCAGCAGTTTCTGCCGCTGGGCGGGCAGGCTTTGCAGCGCGATGGCTTTCTCAAGCGCTTGGTTGCCCTTGATAAAGTCGCGCGCTTTGTCGGTGGCCAGCCCGATGTAGTTGCCGTAGCTGTCGATGCCCTGGCCAGCGGCCGGCATGACGGACGTGACCTTCTCGACAATGGCGCGCAGCTCGTCCTGCTCTTTGCTGGTTAAGGTAGTCTTCGCCCGCAACTCGTCGTAGCGGTCAAGCAGTGGGCTGACCTCGGTGGTGAGCTTTTGAGTGGCGGCAGTCTGCTCGCGGTAAGTGTCGAGCAGGCGCTGGTTGGCCGTGGCCAGGTAGTAGGCACCAGCAGCCAGCGCGGCTACGCCTGCAATGACTAGTGTGGTAGGGTTGAGTAGCGAAACGAAGCCCGTGCTCAGCAGCCGCGCGCCTGACTCTACAGCCACCAGCCCCGCCTTCACGGCGGGCAGGCCGGCGCCGATAGCGCCGAGGCCCACCAGCACCGGGCCAGTGGCGGCGGCCAGCCCGGCAAACGTCACGATTGCCGCCTGCGTGGGGGCTGAGAGGTTGGCAAAGTCATCACCAATGGCGGTGATTTGGTCGCCCAGTCGCTCGCCGACGGCTTGCAGGTTGAAGGCCTTGGCAATGCCGTCACCCACCTTGGCACTGGCTACCAGCAGCGCGTCAAGGTCGTTCTCATACACAGCCTTCAGCCCGCCCGTCACCTGGGGCAGTTTGGCTAGCTCATCGGTCAGAATGCGAATGAAGTCTTTGCTGCTCTGGCCTTGCTTGGTCAGGCTCTTTGAGATTTCCTCGCTGTCCACTGTGCCGTAGAGCGTTTGCAGCGCGGCGGCTACGGCGGGCGCGGCTTCGATGATGGGGCGTAGGTCCTGCGCCAATACCTTGCCCTTGGCGCCCAGCTGCGAGAGCTGGGTGGTAACGGTACCGAACTCTACTTTGCCGCCGCCGGTGGTGGCAATGGCATTGGCAAAGGCCTTGATGCTCTTGGCCGATTGTTCGGCCGAGATACCCACCGCACGTAGGCGAATGTCCGCCTGTTCAGCTGTTTCGAAGCCGAGGCCTGGCTGCTTGGCAATCTGCTGGAGCAACTGAATGCGCTCCCCCGTTTGCGTGGCTGCCTGCTGAATACCAGTTAGACCCGTAATCCCTTGCTTACCTAGCTCCTGCCGGGCAATAGCTTGCAGACCGTTTTTTAGGCTTTCCAGCTTAGCGCTAGCAGCCACGGCCCCCGTAGCTAGCAAGGCCAGCGGCACACTAACGGCCCTCGTCAGGTTGCCGCCAATATCCTGCATAGCTAGTCCCGCCTCGCGTAGGCCTTTTAGCTCACGCTTGGCATCTGCCATCGCAGCTTTAAACGCGCTGACCTCAGCACCTAGGACGACGGAAACGGAAGCTAGAATATCAGCCATTTATGCGGCAGTTTGTAGGTTATCAAATTCAGCGAGGCGGGCCATGGTCTCGTCAAATGTTTCCTCGCTCATGGGCGGAGCTGGGGGCGGGTCGCCGGGCAAAGCCATGAACTCCTCAGGCGACTGGGCCAGTTGGCTGGCCCCACGGTGGGCGTTTACTAGAATGGTAGCTACCAAGCGCGTGCGGCGCCACTGCTCTACCTCCTCACGTTCTTTGCGCTCTTGCCGCCGCCGGTAGCCCCGAGCCATGCTGTCAAACTCGGCTAGCGTGAGCTCCCAGAACTCGGCCGGCTTTAGCTCTAGCTCGCCGTAAGCGAAGTCTCGGAAGTCGCGCCATTCTCGCTCGGCGTCGATGGAGTCAGCGCCTGCATTTTGGCCGCTAACTGCTTGCTCATCGACGCCAGCAGAGGGTTTACGGTCACGGTCGCCTCGGTAATCGCTTCCGCGATGGCATCCGCCTCGGCCTGGGGCATTTCTTCAAGCAGGTCCACTGCCAAGTCCTGCGCGTACTCGGGGTAGGCTGGCACGAAGCGGCGAATGGCGCAGGTGATGATGCTGGAAAACGCCTCGATGTGGTCTTCGATGATAGCCAGGTTGAACTCGCTGGCCGGCCGGCCGCTGAGCTTGCTCCAATCGCGCATCACATTGAGGTTGAAGCGCACGGGGTGCTGCTGGCCAGCAATCGTAAGCCGCACTTCACCGCGGGCGGTATTGGGGGTGGTATTGACTTCCATGATTGCAGAAAAAGAGAATGGGTTTCGCCCAAAAAGCCCGCCACGGAAGCCGGGCGGGTTTTTTGTGAAACACCTGGAAGTGATACCTAGGCGGGTGCCAGCGTCTTGACTAGTGGTCCTGAGCCCTGAATGGTAATTGCGTAGGTAGCGATGCCTTTTAGCTGACCTTTGAAGCTGCTCTTGGTGATGATACCCGTCCCCGTGTACCACGCGCTGCCTTTCTTGGAGCCAATGCGATAGCGCACCTGCACCTGATTGTTTTCGCTTAACTGAATATCAAGCAGGTTCTCAGCCGTCACGTTATCGTCGGCATCCGTAGCGCCGGGGCCACTGGCGTCGTTGGTGGCTTGGCGTACGTTGAGCGTGCCGCCCAGCGACCAGCCAGTTTGGCCTCCAATGAACTCCTTGAACTGCCCGCTGGCAATGCAAGTCGCTTCGTCGGTTTCGGTATCGACATCAAATGTTGAGTCGGTAAGGCAGCCAATCAGCGCGTAAACGAGGGCCGCATTGATTGTTTTTTGAATTGCAATGCCGACGTCACGGCCTTGTACTTTGTCTAGTGCCATAGAAATTTTGCAGAAAAAAAGGTGAGAGAGTTAGGGCAATTCGACCAGGTAATCCAAGCTGCGGAAAAGGCAGACGGCATCCTTGTCATGGTGGTCCTGCTGATTGTCTGGCTCGAGAAACACGCCGGGCTCAGGCTCGGCGTAGTCCAACGCGCCGCGCACGGCCGTGGTGAGGGCAGCCAAGGTGTCGTAGGCATCGGCGTAGAGGCTGAGCTGCACGCGGCCTACATCGCCGAGGCGGCACACGGCAGAACTGCCCGCTTCGGGTACTAGGCTCACCAGTTGGTAAGTGCAGTAGGGCCGCGGTGTCTTCTGGGGCGCCACCACCGGGTAGATACGGACCTGCTGCTGGTGGTCCTTATCTACATAGCCGAGCAGGGCTACCACGGGGGCGGCCTGGCTGAGCAGCGTATTTAGGATGGCGCCGGCTTCCACTATTTAAAAACTGATTTAAAAGCGTCTTCAATGATGTTTTTGCACTCGGCTTTGATGATGCCGATAGCCTCGTCTTTCTTGCTGTCGAAGGCAGGCCGCATGAAGGGCTTAGCCACTGCGCCCGGATGCTGCACCTCTTCGACGAACACGTTGCCGCGCAGGTGCAAATGCCCGCCGGCTGCCTTGGCCTTGATGATGTGCGGAGCCGTACCGTATTCAACTAAATGGCCCGCGTAGCCCTTGAAGCGCCCGCCGCGCCGAGGCCCGACGTATACTTGCTCCCCTTTGCCACGGCCGCGGCCGGGAATGGAGCCGATGCTTTTTTGTAGGTCGCCGTTCTCTTTCGAAACGCGGCTCTGAGCCTCAGCAATGATGGGTTTAGCTGCCTTGTTGAGGATGCCACGCACCACTTTGTTGCTGAGCTTCTTATCGCCCGATAGTCCGTCGAGCACTTGGCCTAGCTCCTCAATGCCTACAAAGGATAAATTCTTAGCCACGGGAATAGACGAATAAAAGCAGCCCTACACGGCGGCCGAATTGCTGTAAGTCAGTAATCTGAAAGGTGCGGCCGTCGATAACCAGCTGCCAGTCGGGTGCCACATCGGCCCGGTAGCGGATAGTGATTTTCTGCCGCTGGGTGGCCGTGAGTTGGTCGCCCACAAAGCCCTCACTGCCCGGCACGCTATCGACCTTGGCATACACCTGGGCCACATCGGTAAACGTGGACTGCTGACCCGAGCCGCCGAAGCTGTTGGCTGGGGCGGGCATGGGTTTTTGCAGGGTGATGAGGCGGTCGAGCTGGCCGAAGTTCATAGCGTTGGCTCCCTCAAAAGATTCATCAGCATTTTGACCGTCTGCGGCACCTCTGTCACGTTCAGGCCCACCGCCACCGAGCCGCGGTTTTCATACCAGTGCCCTAGGGTGAGTAGGATATACTGGTCAGCCATAGCCTGCTCGTCGGGACTGAGCACGGTATAGTCCGCGTAGCGCAGAAATACCAGCGTGGGCGGGTTGATAGCCGGGTCGCTGGCCTTGGCAAGCGCCGGCTCGCCCACGTCGGGCCAGCGGCGCTTGCTTTCGGTGCGGAACATGCCCAGCGCCGCCGCCAAATAGCCAGTCAGCAGCGCGTCCTCATCCGTGGCGGTGGGGTCGAGCTTGAGGTGGGTCTTTACGTCGGCGAGGGTGAGCATCTTAGGAGGTTATTCTTCGTTTTCAGACTCGGTTTCAGGCGCCGCTACCAGTTCGGCAAAGCCGCCACTAGTCAGTAACTCCACATGCTCAGCCGCGAGGTCGGCGGTATCGCCGGGCCAGTAGCCATAGCGCGGATGCGAGCGCAAAAACTTGATTTTCTGGGTTTCAGCAGCCTTTTCGCCGCTTTCAAGCTGGTTTTGCTTGTCAGCAGCCTCTTTTGCTGCTTTTTCGGCTTCTTTCTGGGCTTTTTCGACCTCTTTTGCGGCCTTTTGCTCAGCAGTTTGCGACATAACACGGAATAATTAGGGTAAAACCATAGCCTGGCCAGCTACTGCCAGCCAGGCTTTTTCAGGTTATGCTACTCAGTGAGCAGGTCTTTCACGGCCGCAAATGCCTTGGGCTGGGCCGCCAGCACATCGTGGAACGTCTGGATGATGATTTCCACCTGACCCTGCTTGGCTAGGGTGATGTTATCCACCGTGATGTCGAGGCCACCCCACTGGCCGATGAGCAACTGGCTCCAGTCGCCGAAAATGGCGGCCGATAGCTTGCTGGCACTGGTGCCCTTGCTCAGGTCGCGCGGAACGTTGGTCGTTACCTGCACGGGGTAGCCGTTAAGCTCCGTGTTGCTGTTCATCAAGAACAAGCCCGAGCCAGCGTCCACCTTCGTGCGCTTGAGCTTCGCCTTAGTGGCCACGTTGATGAGATAGCCCGACGAGTCGAGCGCCAGGTTTTGACCTTCTACCAAGGCTTCCAGCAACACCAGGGTGTCACGGTCGGGCGCTGCGCCGTTGGCGCCCAGCACCAATTGCAGAATGTCGTTGTAATTGAGGATGCCCAGCGGCTCGTTGTCTTGGCCGTCGCCATTGATGGCCACGCGCTCCAGCTCCTGCACCACGCTCTTTTCGAGGTCACCCCGCAGCAGCGCCTCGACGCCTGGGGAGGTTTGGGCTAAAAACTGCTTGCTACGGCGCACCCACGTACCCATGCGGTGCGGCGTGAGCTTCGCGTCCTTGAACTTCTGATTCGACTTGTCAAGGGTTTCGATTTCACCCTTGAACGTCGATTTGGCACCCTGCGAGAGAGAAGGCACGCCAACGTCACCTACCAAGCCCGTCAGGAACGTAGCGCCTAGCGCACGCAGCACCGATTTAGGGCGGGCCAAGTCGATGATGGGGCGAACCGTGTCCACAGCCTTCACGGCCGAGCCATCCTCGGGCTGGGTGGGCTGGGTAATCGAGTTGTCGCGGCGGCTGAGTAGCATCTGCGGAATGCCTACCCCATTCACGTCTTGGCCTAGGGCGCGTGCTTCAGCAACTGCTTGCTGGTGCATTTCGCGCTCGATGCCTTCCAGGGGCGCACCGCCTGACATGGAGCGCACCACTTTCAGCAGCGAGTACTTCGACAGGTCACGGGCCTCCTGCGTATTATGGTTGTTGATTGGCTGGGTATTGCCAGCAGTTTCACGGGCGAGTTCTTCTTGCTCTTCCGCACGCTGAATGTCAGTGGCAAGGCTGCGCACCTCGGCCATGAGTCTGTCGTAGACCGGCACCTCTTCGGCGTTCAGGCTACGGCTTTCGCCCTTGGCTTTGTTGAAAATGGCCTGAGCCTCTTCAACTTTCTTGGCGCGTTTCTCACGCAGCCGTTGCAGTTCGTTCATAAAAAATTTGCAGAAAAAAGGTGAGTGAGTGAATTAACTAATGATGGCAAGAGCAAGCTCTTTTTCAAGCATATCCATGCACGGCCCGATGGGCGGCATAGGGTGCTCCTGCTGGTAGGCGTCGTGGCTGCGCTTGGCCGCCGTGGCATCAGGGTAAGCCGGTGAAGTCACCGGGCACACGTCGTACAGGGTTTCGATTTCTAACACCGTGCGCACGTAGAGGCTGCCACCGGCTGCGTCCTGTTCCTCTTGCCAGTCGTCTTTTTTAGCCCGAAACAAAAAGCTGCTGCCGTCGACGTCGCCGCGCTCAATCTTGCGCATCACCCGCTGGTGGTCGGGGTCCTGTGCGTCGTAGGGGATGCGGTAGCTCAAGCCACCGTCCTGCGTGCGGGTGAGCTCCAGCGTGTTATTGCGAGTGCGCCCCAGCAGCTGGTCGGGGTCGTGATTGAATACCCCAATCACATCCGAAATGTCCGTGGCATCCAGGGCCCGGGCGTCGATGATTTCCACGAAGCGAAAGCCGGCGTAGCCTAGGGGGCTACTACGCACGCCACAGACGATGGCCTGCCCGATAAAAGCAGCAGGCTCCTGCCCACCACCGTCAATGGCGCGGTACTCAATACTGGGCGGGGTGGTGACAACACGGGCCTCCCGGCCTTCGGGTAGGTGCAGGGGCTTACTCATTTTCAGGGGCCGGGGGCGGCGTATTAGCGGGTTTAGCGTTGCGGGCGGCCAGTGTTTCGTCCATCTTATCGAGCGGCATCTGGTTGACCTGCACCAAGTGGCGGTCGCCACCGTCGATGGCGTTGCGCTCTTCCATTTCGCGTACCTCGTTGATGGAATAGATGCCGGCCTGCACCAGCTTCTGGTAGTAGTTGGCGCGGGCCGTGGCGTCAGCGCGCAGCAGGGCGGCCAGATTGTGTTTGAAATAGCGGTTTTCGACCTCAGAAGGCAGTAGTAGCTTCAGCCGGTACTCCTGCTCGAAATTCAGCAGCCAGGGCATGAGCGTATCGCCCACGTAGTCGAGGCTTTGCTGCTCAATGTTGTTGTTAGTCGAGCGCTCCAAATCGCCACCTTTGTGCGGCGGAAAGCGCAGAATGCTAAAAATATCGCTTCGCGTGAGCTTATGGATGCTGATAAATTCAGCATCTTCGGGTGTTAGGCTAATGGCCTTGTATTTCAGGCCCTCCTCCAATAAGATGGGCTTGCCAGCATTTTCAATACCAGCGTATTGGGCAGCAAAGGATGCGGAGAGGCGAGCTGCTGCGGCGTCGGTCAGCGTGCCCTTTTCCATCTCCAGCGTGCCCGAGGGCTTGGCGCCGTTCTGGTAGAAGCTAGTATGAGCTTTCGACGCAGCCAGACCCTTGCCGAACGTTTCGCGGAAATAGTGAATGACTGACACGCCCATTACGCCGTCGAGGCTCAGGCCTCGAAAGTGCAGCACGTCGTAGTCAGCATAGGTCTTGGGGTCGCCACTGAAGCGGTACCACAGGCGGCCGCCCGACTTGAACACGGTCGTTTCGTCGGGGTGCTTGAAATGCACCTGCACCGGCTTTAGCTTGCCAGCGCGCTCAATCAAGCCATAGGAGTTGCCTCGCAGCAGCGTGACGGCCATTGACGTTTGCCGAAACTGGAAGCTGTTTTGCAGGCCCGAAGCCTTTAGATTGAGAATAGGCGTGGCGGCATGGCCACTCACCCGCTCGCGGCCGGTAGTCGTTTGCTCGAACAACTGGCAGGGCAGCCCGGCAATATCCTGACTGATGGCATTAACTGCGGCATAGACCGCGGCAATGCTCATCACCGTCTGCTGGTTGACGGGCACACCCGCCACACTACCACCGCCAAAGCCTAGGATGCCCAGCAGGCGGGCATCATTGCTTTCGGTACTAACCGATTCGACTACGCCAGCACTGCGCTGCTCGCGCTCAGCCGACACCGCCGCTTGAAGCGGGGTAGCAGCGGAGCGCGCAGCAGAGTTATTCCAGAAGTTGAAAGGCATAGTCGGGCTTGAACTGTGTCAAAGCTCCGACTGACCCTAGGCGGGCTGCAATCTTAGGCGGGGCAAGGCGGGGCAAGCGCCTATAGCACCCGCAGGCCACGCTCTTCATAGATGCTGGTGGGGGCATCTTCGAATCCGCCCCAGGCACCCACGGCCATAATCAACGCTACTGGCCCGTCGATTTTATTCTTCGCCTGCTCTTTGCGCGGGTAGATATTATCCTTGGCGTCGATATTGGCCACTACGTTGCTCATCATCCAGCCCATAACGGGGCTGCCGTCGTGGACCAGCTGGTAATTCTTGGCGCTGCGCTTTTCCTCGGGCGTGAGCACGTCCTTCACCATGGCAAACACTGACTTCATGGGTGCGCTGAAATTGGGCACCGTGTTGCGGTACTCTATCGTGGCGATACCCTCCTGCTCAATCTCGGTGGCGAACTTCTTGGCCTGCCAGGGGTCGTAGGCCATGCCTTTGATGTGCACCACGCTGGCCGCGGCCCGCAGGTCGTCTTGAATCAGGTTCTGGTCGGTCACGTTGCCGGGCGTCAGCGTCAGATGGCCGTCGATGGCCCAGCCGGCGTAGTGAGCACCCTCGCCCGTTTCGGCCTCGCTTTCCGGCAGATAGAAGCGCGGAATAACAAATACTTGGTTGCCGCGAATGATGATGAAAACCAGGGCGGCAATGTCAGTCGAATTGGCGAGGTCGAGCCCGACGTAACACTCCTCACCTACAAAATCTTCCAGCGTTAAGGACGGATTGGCGCAGGCTTTCCAGGCAATCATGTTCATCCAGGCGGCCTTGGCATTGCGCCACACGTTGAGGCGCTTGGTAACGAAGTAGCCCTCTTTGGTAGCGTCGGCTTTGGCCTCGGCAGCCTCGGCCGCGAACTTCTTAGGGTCGATGGATACGCCCCAGTTGGGGTTTGACTTCGGCCACACGGCGGGGTCGGTCCAGTCATCTTCCTCATCAATGGTGAAGATGATGGCAAAATAGTGCTCGGCATCTACCACTTCTTTCAGAATTTTCACGCACAGCGCCCGCGTGTTGAAGCACACCCCGGCCAGGTTAAAGCCGGCCGTGGTAATCTGGAACAGCATCGCCTGGGCGCGGGCGGCCATACTGGTTTCCATGTTCTCCACCAGGTCGGGCTTAGGGTGGGCGTGCAGCTCATCAGCTAGCCCGAAGTGGGTGTTAATGCCATCCTGGTTACCGCCCTTTTCTTTGCTGAGGGCCCGGTAAAAGCCACCGTTTAGCTCGCAGTAGATAGTATTGGCACTGACTTTTACCCCTAGCTCACGCTGCAGGTCCGGCGATTTCTCCACCATCTTGCGGCTGACCTCCCACGTAATAGCGGCCTGCTCGCGGCGGGTAGCGCCCGAATACACCTGCGGGCCCTCTTCGCCATCGGCGGCCAGCATGTACAACGCGAGGCCCGAGGCCAGCGCGCTCTTACCGTTCTTCTTGGCCACCTCGATGTAGGCCTTGACAAAGCGGCGGTTGCCATCTTCTTTGAGCCACCCAAACAGGCAGGTGATGATGAATATCTGCCAGGGCTCGAGCACCAGCTTAAGCTTTTTCTTCGCCCACTCGCCTTCGATGTGCGGCAGCAGCTCGATGAACATGCAGGGCTTAGCGGCCTCTTCCTCATCAAACCAGTAGGGAAACGCCTCGGTGCCTGCGCGCTGCAAGTCGTTTTTCTGGCGCTGGCAGGCCAGCCGCACCAACTCACACGCTAGCACGCGCCCGCTTAGCACGTCCTCGATATACTGGTTGGCGATGGCGATGTAGTTGCGGGGCTTGCTCATCGACGGCAGGTGCAAAGCGCTACAGCCTTCCGGCAGCCGCAGCAGTGAAGTTCTTCCCGCCAGCTACGCGAACAACCCATATAGGCCGCCCACGCGTTGCAGGTCGGGCAAATCTGTTCGCGGCGCTGGCCTCGGCGCACCAGTTCAGCTTGTAGCTGGGCTGTAGAAAGTTCAGATAAGTTGCTCATTTGCGGAACACGGCAAAGCCGCTTTTAGCGTCCTCCTTAGGTTTTTCGGGCGCGCTGATGCGCGTGCGGCTGGCCGGGCTAAAGCCAAACTGCTGGCCGATTTTATTGACCTTCTCGGTGGCGTCCGACAGGATGGCCACCCAGGGCGAGCGCACCTGATGCGAGCCGTTGGCCGTGAAGCGGGTTTCAGTCTTGCCGTTCAGCTCCAGTTGTTCCTCGGCTTCCAGCATCAAGGCCGTCTGGTAGCAGTAGGCCCGCAACAGCGCCAGGTCCACCGTGGCCAGCATGCCCTTGGCGTGCAGTTCTTTCGCGCACACTTCCCAGCACTGCCGTGCGGCATCCGGCCGCAGGTCGTCTGGGGGTGCTGGCAAGTCCTTGGTGGGGTCGAAGTCCAACGCGCCCGGTGCCTCGCGGTCCCGGCGGTGGGTGCCCTCTAAGAGCTTCTGACGGGCTGGTTTGGGGGGTGGGCCTGGCATAGTTCAATAAATATTTGTAAAATACAATATGTGAAAAAACAGTCTAACCTGACAGCGTGAAAATTTGACTCAGGGCTACGGTGTAGGCGTGATGGGCCGGGAGGATTTCGACCCCCTACCCCCTAGGAGCTGTTTGCGTGCGCTCTGACGCACTCTTAGCCTGGTGACAAGCGCGGCACAAGCTCTGATGGTTGTTAGCGTCCCAGAAGCTACCGCCTAGCCTTACTGGGGTGATGTGGTCAGTCACGGTAGCCGGTGTGGTGCGGCCTAGGCTAGTGCACACCACGCAGCACGGGCAGCGAGCTATCTGCGCCTTACGGGCAGCCTGCCACTGGGCCGTATCGTAGCGGCTATCTCTGGCCTCGTGCTGCTGATACACGCGCTTGGCGGGGGCGGGCTGCCAGGGCCGGCGTGTTGGCTTAGGCAGCGAGGGCATGGGGCAGCATGGGGTAAAAGCCAGGGAAGGCGGGCTGGTTCACCAATTGCAGCACTAAGGCACTACCTGGCTCGACTAGGCCGACTGGCAGCTTGAGGCTGCTGATGCGCGGGCGGGTGTCGGCATACTGAGCTAGGCGGCGCTTGGCTTCGGGCCGCAGATCGAGGTGCCAGTACGGGCTGTGGCCAGAAGGCGGTACCAGGTCGATGGGCTGGTAAGCCCGTAGTTGCAGCCGCTCACAGAGGGCACTGCATAGGTAGGCCCGGTATTGGCCTGCATACTCCCGGCCTAGGTACACTAGGCGCAGGGTAGGCAGTAAATCAATGGGTGGGGGGATGTGTTGAATAGGGTCGTAAGCGGGTAGCATAAGCAGGACGGAATAACTATCTAAGGTACAAATGCAGAAAGGTTTGAGCAAGTAGTTTCGTTCCTAATCGGGCGGCCCATAACCCGGCCACATCTGGCCAACCAGGTAGCGCAGCGAAGCATCGGACAGGTAGCGGCCTTCGTGGGTCCAGCAGCGCCAGCCGGGGTGTAGGTCTTCGTGGCAGAAGTAGTCCAGCTGGTGGGCGTCGAGCTGGCAGCGGTGCCATACTTGGCGGTCTGGGCCTTCGGCCAGGGTGGCGGTGGTTTCGCCTAGGGCTGGCGGGAAGAGGAGGCGCAGGTCGGGCATCTTAACCTAGGTATTCAGTGATAGCGTCGATGAATCCTTGCAGGCCCCAGGCCACTACCACGCAGTAGCCATTTTCCGTAAGGCGGGCGTGCCACTCACGCTGTTCAGGCTTCACGGTGCCGGGCTTGCGCTTGATGGTCTGGCCTTTCCACTCGCAGGTGCCACCGATGATTTTAAGCTCGATGCGCAGGCCGTAGTAGCCTTTGCGGGCCAGTTCTAGGGCGGTGTCAGGATAGCCGCGCTTGAGGCCCGTATTCTTGAGCGTTTGGCCGGTGGCGGCGGTGCGCAGGCCCCCATTGGCAATGGCGATGAGCGACTGCTCTTGGTGGGGGTAGTGGTGGCGCATCCAGTGAAAGGCTTCCTGCTGGAGTGCATTTTCATCCCAGAGCGCCTCGGGTTCTTTGTGGATGAGGGCATAAGGCTTGGGTGCGGCCGTAGCAGCAACCCCGAAGGCAGGGCCGGTGAGCGGCGTGAAAGCGGGCGAACTAGTGGCGTAGGGGGCGGCGGGGTGGCTCATATCGTTCAGGGCAGAAGTGGGCACAACTACTTGTGCCCCGGTGTAAGTGATTGATTTTATTAGCGTTTGGCGGCCTTTGCGGAGTAGCTTTTACCGTCTCTAATACTTCCGGCTATAAAAGAGTATTTTTATTAGACCCCTATTTGTACTTTACTTATATATTCTTCTTATAATACAAACGCGTGTAAAAGAAAAATGCAATTTTGTATAGGGAAGTTGTGAGGCTGGAAAATGATACCCGAAAACGTACCATAACTAATTGATTATTAAAGTCCCACATTGGGGCACAACTCGTTTTTAAAAGTTGTGCCCCAGGGGTTTTAGCTATTCTGAGCTAGCCTCGGGTTTCTCGAAGTAGCTCTTATCCCGGTCGGCCCCGATGTGCTTCCAACGTTTGCGCTCGAAACCCAGCTTGGCCATCCAGTGGTAGAAGCGGCGCATTGGAAAGCGGCGGTCACTCTCACCGGCGAAAGTCAGGTAGTCCTTGTAGGCCTGCTCAGCCCATATCGTGTGCCCGCGGCCTTGCAGTTCAGCCAGTTCAGTCCGCGCAAACTCCAAAAACTCCGGGCTCGTCGAATCCTCCAGCTTGCGGGCGTCGAGCGCCGCTGAGGCCAACTGGGTGAGCTGGCGGCCGCCCGAGAGGAACTGCTGCACCCAGCCAAGGGCCAGATTGAAGAAGCGGTTGTACTCGGCCGTATCCCAGCCCTCCTTGAAAAAGCCGACGCCGAAATCATCCTTGGGCGTATGCCGAGCCGAGTAGTGCGGGGCCAGCGGAATCTCGATTTTACGGCCCTCGTGGCTGCCGCCCTCACCACTCACCACATCGTTGGTGGTGATGGCAAACTTTGGGCTGTCGGCAAAGGGTATCGTGAACTCCGCGTGGTTCTTGCGGTTCACGGCAATCTCGCTGGTGATTTCGGTAAAGAGTTTTTTGAACGGCAGCCTACGGCCGTCCCACTCGTCGAAGTAGGCCAGGCGCGTGGCCGCGCTGATGCGCTGAAAGCGGAAAGAGTCTTCGAAGCGAAATGTCGCGCCGGCAATCGTGGTGACCTGCACCAATTCACCCACGGCCTTAATCAAAAGTGACTTGCCGGTGCGGCCATCGGGCTTGCCGGTGGTGGCCACCTCATCGACGAAAATCACGCACTTCGCATTCTGCTCTTCCTTATAGCCGTGCAGCAGATAGCCCAGGCTGGCCCGGAGCAGCGCCAGGCGGTCAGCATTGCCGCCGCTCACGTTGACGGTGAACTGGTGAAAGTCAGCTTGCAGCGCCGCTTCCGCAGAGGCCAGCAGTACGAAGTCATGTGCCCGCACCTGCTCAGCCCAGATTTGGCCGGGCAGGCTGCCGTACTCGGCCGTGGCGATGCCGGTGGCCGTCACCGTCACCCAGCAGTTGCGAAAGAAGTAGTAGGCCTGGCTGGGGCCATCGCGCAGCCAGTCTTCGTCGAGCGTCGGCAGGGCTTGCAGAAAGTTAGCATCCAGCAGCTTGCGCTCCTGGGCCAGTACCAGTTCCCGCACCTGAAAGCCATACACCCCATCAAACTCGAAGGGTAGGCCAGCCAGGTAGCCCAGCACGTGGTCGAAGAGCTGCCCGCGGTCGATTTCGCTGACCACGCCCGCCACCACGCGCACCGTGGCGTAGCCGCCGGCCGCACTACGGTACTTGCGAAAACCCTCGGTGCCGAGCCAGGCAATAAACTTGTCGAGGCTCAGCAGCAGCCGCTTGGGGCCGTCCCGCTTTGGGCCATCGACCAGGCCCCAAAAAGTCAGTAGCTCGACCTCCTGCGCCTGCTCGGCGGCAATGGCCTCGACTGCTGCCTGCACGCCGGCCGGCGCCACGTGCGCGGCTGCCGCCTCACGGTGGGCAATGGTGACCACCGCGCCAGGGTTGCCCTTGTGCTCGCGCAATTCCTGCCGCACTTTGTATTGCAGCCAGTCGGGCAGCAGCGGCCGCGCCGGGCCCGAAACCTCGAGGCCTGAGCGCAGGGCCTTCTCGGCCGCCTTGGGGTCAGCTACGTTCTCTTTGGCCAGCAGTGCCGAATACAGCGCGTCAAACGCGCGGCCAGCCTCGACGAAGCCTGAGCCCACGTAGCCGCCCACTAGGTGGCCGGCGTTGCGCACCTGCACATACTTGCCGCCGTCCTGGGCCTCACGTATCATCTTCACGCCGATGGCGATAAGCCTATCTTCCGTGTCGGTGCTGCGCAGGTCGGTGGTGGCTACGGGCTGGGGCTGGCGGGCCGGAATGGTGGCCGCCTTGGGCTCCACCAGCTCCGCAAACGTCTCGGCCTGCTCATTGAGAAACAACTTGGGGTCGTAGCTCACGAACCGGGCGCGGCTCACGTCCTTGCAGCTCTGGTCGATTTTTACCCCGAAGTGCTCGGCGTAATACACCTCCAGCGCCCGAAAGCTGCCGAGGTGGTGAGTGGTCGGTACTGGTACCAGCACGCACAGGCCCACGCCGCCGGTTGACAGGAAGCAGGCGTAGGTATGCTCATCAGCCTCGATGGCAGCCCGCACCTGGGCCCAGTCGGTATCGGGGTTTGGTTTGGCGTCGAGGTCGAGGCTCATAAAGCCCGAGTGCTGCACCAGCCCACCCACGGCGCGGCGTTCGAAAGTGCCGCTAGGGGTGAAGTAAGGCAGGGCACGTTTAGCCATGTCATAGGCGCCGCTGCCCGGTTGTTCAGCTCGCACGGCCTCGACCTGGGCGCGCCAGAGTCCCGACATGATGCCGGCGAGCACTTCCACGAGAGGTAATTTCTCCCCGCCCGTGGTGGCTTTGATTTGAGGAAAGAGCGAAACCATCATTTTGAGTTGGGAATTGCCGCACCTTGGCGGCGGGCGAGTTCTTGCGTAATCAGGGCCAGCAGCCTCGGCGGCCGGGCGATGCCTTGGTAGTGCCGCTGGGCCAGTTCCTGTTGCCAGGCGGCCAGCAGGTGCGTGGCGTAGGCGCGGGGGTTCTGGGTGGGCGGGATGTTCATGCTACCTGCTGTTGGGGCTCCGGCTGATACAGCCCTTCGCGCAGGCCCGCGCCCCGCTGCCAGGCGCCCTGGTGCTTGCGCCAACCAGGATTATAGCCCGAGAGCGCGCAGGCCCGGCGCCAGTCGGCATCGCTCCAGTCGTGCATGTTCTTGCCTTCGAGGTCAGCCGGCACGGCCTTAGGGCCACCGCGCCGCTTGGCTACCGAGGGGGGTAGAAACTGGCGCGTATCGGTCACCACGGTGAAGGTGACTTCCTGCGGCCTAGCCACCTCGATGGGGAAGTCAGCCCCGCAGCCCTCGCAGGCCTTGGCCGAGATAGGCCAGAACAGCCCGCAGAACTTGCAGTCCTTCATCGGCCGCACCCCGACGCTAGTGCCCTTCTTTTTCTTCGTCGACTCCAGCGAGTGCTCGGCCGGGGTATCGAGGAAGCTATGCGCCTTCACGTTGCCGCCCATGTCGATAATGAGGCAGCGGCTTTTGCCGGGGCTGGGCCGCAGGCCGCGCCCGCCCATCTGCAAGTACAGCGCCTTGCTCTTGGTCGGCCGGTTTAGAATCACGCAGCTAATGTTCGGCAGGTCAAAGCCTTCCGTGAACAAAGCCACATTACTGAGCACCTGCCACTTGCCGGCGGCGAACTCCTCCAGCACTCGCTTGCGCTGGGCCAGCGGGGTAGCGCCGTCGAGGTGAGCGGCCGCGATGCCGCGCTCATTGAAGGCCTGCACCGTGGCTAGGCTATGCTCGACGTTGATGCAAAAGCAGATGGCCTTTTCGCCCGGCGCGTAGTTTTCGTACTGCGTCACGGTGCCGGCGTAGAGCTGGCGCTTGTTGAATTTCTTGAAGGCCTGGTCGGCGGCGTAGTCACCACCGCGCTCGCCTAGGCCGTCGAGGTCCACTTCGGCCAGCGCGTAGTGAGCGGGCACTAGGTGGCCGGCTTCCATCAGCTGGCCAATGGTGATGGGCTCCACCATGCTCTGGTACCACTCACCCAGCGCCTTGCCGTCGAGGCGGTAGGGCGTGGCGGTGAGGCCAATGCGGCGGGCAGTCGGGCAGGCGTCGAGCACCTTCTGGTAAGTGCCTGCGGCCGTGTGGTGGCCCTCATCGAAGAAAATGAAGTCGGGTAGCTCGTGGGCGGGAATGCTGGCGATGCGGCGGCTGAGCGTTTGCACCATGCAGCATTGCACCGGCCGGTTGCCCCAGTAGTGGGCATCGCTGGCTATCTCGCCCACGGTCAGCCCAAAAGCTTCCATGCGGGCGCGGGCCTGGGCCACCAGCTCGTACAGGTGGGCCACAAACCATACGCGCTTGCCGCGGCTCACCATGAGCCTAGTCAGCTCAGCGGCTACCGTCGTTTTGCCGGCGCCAGTCGGCAGCACCAGCACGGCTGAGCTGGCGGGCGCAGCGAGGGCCGTGCGCAGCTCGGCGATGGCTTGGAGTTGGTACTCCCTTAATTGAATAGCTCCCATCTTAGTCAGTGCAAAAGCAAGTGAGAGATTCTTCTTGAGCCTCGGGCCAGAAGTCGAGCATGGGCTGCACTTGGGTGCGCTCTAGCAAATCAGCGTAGCTAGCCCGCCCAGTTGGGCGGAAGCCGCGCCCATTGCCTGCGGCATCGCCATCAATCCACCACTGCGCCGCATTGGGGTCGCTGCGGATAATGTCGAGTAGCTTGGCCTCGCCTTTCATAAAGCACAGGTCGCAGTTGCCTTCGTGGTCTTTTAGCTCCAGGTCAAAAGGCTGTGCTTTCCAAATTGCTAGGACATCAGGCTTAGTAATGCGAGCGTGGTAAAGCGGGTGCTCGACATCGTGGCTGCGGTCGTTTTTGCCGTTGGCGTGGCGGCGTGGCTCGTCGTAGCGAATGCCGACGAGCGACACGTAATGCCGATGGCCCTGGCTGCGCATGAAATCACGCATCACGCGGATTTTCAGCTCCTGCGTGCAATAGCGCGTCATGAAGTTGGGCAGGTAGACCTTACCATTCCGGCGGTTGGTAAGTAGTGCCTCAAATGGCTCGCCCTTGCGGCTAGCTGTTTCGTAGCTCACGCGCTTCCACTTATTGAAGCGGCAGTACTCCAGCCAGATAATGGGCACCCCCAGCACGGTTTCTTGCAAGTGTAGGAAGCGCAGGGTTTCTTCACGCTCTTTGCCTGTGTTGCAGAAAACTATATAATCCGCGGGGCCTAGGCCCTTAGCCATTTCACGCAGGGCCATTACGCCACTGGTGCGCCCACCACTGTTAGCTATTACTCGGGCCGTGCTCATTGCTTCACCTCCTTCGCATGGTCCGGCAGCCCAGCGGGCAGCGGGTAGTGAGCGCCCACCAGGGCCTTGTTGGGATTGGTGCCGCAGCAGTTGAGCAGCTCAGTTAGCAGCGGCCCAGCCTGCGCAAAGTGTTGCTCACTGTGGCAGAGGATATCAAGCAGCGCCTTGGTGGCCTGCACATCCGGCATGGCCCGATGCGCCACGCCCGTCCACACGATGTTATAATCATGGGTCAACTGCTTCAGCGAGTAACTGCGGCCCGAGCCTGCCTTTAGCCCCACGGCCAGCGTTTTAGTGCACAGGAAGGGTTGGGCAAAGGGCGCATCCTGCCAGCGCCAGCAGGCCTGGTTGAGCCACGCCATTTCGAAAGCAGCGTTATGGGCCACCAGCACCGAGGTGCCTAGTAGCTTTTGCAGCATTTCCAGGGCTTGCCACTCGGTGATGCCGTGGCGCTCTAGGTTGTCGGAAGTGAGCCCGTTGAGCTTTATCGCCTCGGGCTCGGGGTCAACGCCTGCCCACACCAGGGCCGACATGGCGCCGCTCAGCTTCCCATTCCGATACCGCCGCGCGGCAATCTCGGTGATGCGCCCGGCCACGGGGTCGAGGCCCGTGGTTTCGAGGTCTACGATAGTGAAGTCGCTAAGCACTAGCCACCTCCTTCCCGTCGATAACCTTGAACTCGACCACCCACACCCAGGGGTTGGCAGCCCACGACTCGGGGCCGTTTATTTTCTCCCAAAGCAGCTGCCACTCTTCGTAAAGAATTGGGCCGTAGTCAATAGTGTGGCGAATGCCCTCGGCTTTAATATCGTCCGTGTTGATATCCTGCAAACGCTCGACGCGCACGGCCGTGATTTCAAGCAGCAGCCTGCTGGCCACGCGGGGCATGTGGATTGAAGGAATAGCAGGCTTATAGTCCTTTAGCAGAATGGGCGCTAGGTGGTATTCGCACTGCAACATGTCGTTATCTGCCTGATAGCACCAACCGTCATCGCATGCCGACCAAAACAGCGTCTCCCGTACCCACAGCCGGTCACCGGGCTGGCCGTAGGGGCAGTGTATCGGCTCAGACAGGTTTTTGCAATCCGCATCGCTCCATTGAAAGCCACCCTCACGGCTCTTGTCAGTGCTGTGCAGAATATAACCAGCTTGGCGCGGTTGCGTGGGTTGTGGTTTGATAGCCCGCCTAGTCTGCGTCTTGCTGCCATTGAGCAGCGCCCGCACCATGGCCCCCGAAAACAGGATGGGCCGTTCTTTGATAGTACCCATTATAGTCTGAATGCTTTCGCCCGCTGGGCGTTGGTGAGGGCGGGGCGCACCACGGAAGTCGGGCGCTCTTCGCCAAAGAGGAAAAAGGCGGCGGTGATGGCCAGGGCCAGCAGCACGAAGGCCATGAGGCGGATAGCCAGCCAGATGACGCCACGACTTACCGTGGGCGGCGCTGTGGGCACGAGGCGGGGCTGGCGGGCCACGAAGTCAGCGACTTCCTTGGGGCGCTGGATGAAGAGCACCGAGCCGGTGGTGGGGTGGGTGAACTTGCTAAGCACGGCTGACCTCCTTTTCCGTTGGGCACTTTGGGCAGCCACTAGGGCAATCATTCCGCCTGCTAGGGCACGGCGTCACCAGCGGCAACGGCTCACCTAGGGTCAGGTATTGAAAAGGCTTCTGCCCGCTGGCGTAGTCGACGCCCACCACGCGGCGGTGGTACTGGTAGGGGGCTAGGCCTATGGCGAAGTGGGCGGTGCGCAGCCAGTTGATTTCTCGCAGCCCATAGCCAGTATCAGCCGCAAAAAAATCATGTCGATATAAAGCCCAGCAGTGTATGCCATTGGCCGTGAGCGAAAGGATATTATTTCTAAAAAGGTCCTGAGTCATCTCAGCCCCATCTATGTTGTCATGCCCGCCGTTGAGTTTCGCCACCTCCACCGCCGGCACCACGCGCCGCCCATCGGGCAGCGTCAGCTCGGTGGCTAGGTCTTCGAAGGCGTAGAGCACCGGCAGAATCTTAGAAACCGGCTCGGTAATATCCCCGCCGCCCTCTCCGCGGGCCTCGGCATCACAATAAAACTCGACATCAGCCAGCGGCTCCCCTTGCCCCTCGTAGGTGGCGGGCAGCCCGCGCAGCAGGCCGTAGCGGCCCGAGTGCGGATGGTAGACCGTGATGTTTTCGGCCACATAGGGCGCCAGCACGCGCAGGAACTCACGCTGGCCAGAGAGGGGGAAACGCTCGACTTGAGGGCGGGCAATGAAGCCAGCATGATAGCCGGTTTCATACCCATAAACTACCTCCTTGAAAATGGGCCCACCAGTGGGTGCAATGCCCCGGCTAATAGCGTACTGGTCGGCAGCGGCGCGAACGGCGGGGCTAAGCATTTTGCTGGCCTCCTTTCACCGTTTCGCCTAAAGTCAGCCCTAGGTCGCGTGCAATTTTGTTGATTTCTTCACCAGCCTCAGCGCCAGGAATAGGCTCATCGGGGTCGCCGCCATCATCTAAATAGGCCAGGAAGTCAGCGTGGGCGCTGTCACGGCGTTTATTCAGGACCTTCACCACTTGGCCCTTGAAGGCCTCCGCCGCCGCCAGCCGCGCCAGCAGGCCGGGCAGGGCGTTGCGCATGGCTACTATCAGGCGAAAGTCAGCTTGGCTAGTTAGCGCGTATTCGCCATCAATATTTTCACCTACAACCAGTTCTAAGCCATTGGCTTGAATAGCTTCAACACCAACAATGTGGTCGCTTATGTATTCATCACCGTAGCCTTGTGGCTTTTCAGCTACACACCAACGACCTTGTGTAGCCCTGTTCATCAATCGCGTCAACTCGGCCAGCTCGGCATCGGCCAGCGGCGCGGGGGTGGCGGCGGCACCTAGGGCAGACTGAGCGGCAGTAAAACCAGCTTCAAAGTCTTCTGCGATTGCTCGGGCCGCATCTTTATTAGATTTAAACTGCTCATCGCCAAGCTGCTGCTTTGCGTGTTCTTTGGCGAGTTTCTTTATTTCCTTGGCTTCCATACCTTTGTAGGGCTCTGACTTATGAATGGGCAATTATTTGAGAGCCCTCGCACCTCGTCCGTGCGGGGGCTTTTGGTTTTTCGCTCAGCCAGCACACGCTGGCCATGATGTATTCCTGGGGGTACTTCGGGTGCTGGGTCAGCCACCCCGCCCGCACCAGCGCCCCGAACAGGCCGGGCGCCGTGAAAGGGCAGTTGCCCACGCCCGCCAAGCGTCGGGCCAGCGTGGCCTCGGTGAGCCACACGTCCTGGTCGATGTGCTTGAGCACCCAGGCGGCGAAGGCGGCGGGCGTGAGCTTGGCCATGACTTAGAAAGGCAGGTCGTTGTCGTCGGTGGGCGCCAAATTTTTAGCCTGCTCAGGCGTAGGCGCAGCGCCCGGTTTGGGCTGCGAATCGAAGGGGTTGCCGCCGTCTATGAGGGCGCGCAGGTTGACAGGCTTTGCATCGACTTCAGCCTGAATCTCAGCGGGCAGCGGTTTTGGGGCCGTGGGGAGCACGCCATATTTGGTGTCCTTGCCAGTACCCGACTTGCTGACCTTAATGGAATACTGTGTAGGGTGACCCCACTCGGCATCTTTTGCTAGAGCAGTCAGCGCATTCTTAATCTGCGCTTGCGTAACCTCCCACAGTTCCACCTTTTTATTGGTGATGTTGTAGACTGCCATTGCCCAGAACTCTTTCACGGCATCAGGCTTGCCGTCTGCACCGATGCGGGCATCTGAGGGCTGGCCAGGGTGCTTGGCAAATTCAAAGCGAACTGGCTTATTGGCCGTGTTCCAGTAGACCCAGCCGAACAGGGGCTGTTCCGATAGGATGCGCAGGCTAGTGGTGCCGTCTTGCAGTTTGGTGTAATCGCCACCGCTAACGGGGGCTACATAAGTTTCGGGGATGAAGGCAGATGACATAAAATTTTGAGTTTTTGAAATGCCCGTAGGCGGTTAAGAGGTAGGCGGTTGTTGTGAGATGTAGGCAGTCGTCGGGCAGGCCAGCCCTGCCTAGGGCGGTTGAGAAGTGTCCATGAAGTGAGGGAGTTAGGCGGCGGGCCGTACCTGGTAGGCTTCGGCGCGCACGGTGTAATTCTTGGGGTAGCGGCTATCTATAATCTTGTTATAGAGTCGAATGCGGTCAGCCGCTTGCTGCTGGGTCAGTTGGTCGAGGCCGTAGCGTATCTCGCCTTTCTCATTGGCCCGCACGAACTGGTGATTGCTGAGCGCAATGAGCGCCTGCTTTTGCTCGGTGGTGATGGGCGCCTGACCTGCCTCATAGGCTAGCCGTGCCTGCTCGGCCTCAGCCGCTAGCTCGTCGCACAAAGCGCGCGCCTCCGTGTAAGTCTCGGCGTTCAAGCGCGGAGTGAGCAGCGACAGGAGGCGCTGGGCGCCCTCGGCGGTGCAGCTGGCGTGGTCAAAGGCGCGCTTGAGGGGGTTGGGCAGGCACATGGCAGTAGCAGAGAAAAGGTTAGGCGGCGAGGCGAAGAGTGGTTTTGCGCAGCATGCGCGCCTCGTTGAAGGCTTCGACACTGCTGCGCAGGTAGCGCAAGGGGCCAGAGTCGGTGATGACTAGCGGGGTATCATTCTTTTTGCGCTCCCGAATCAGCGTAGACCGAGATAAGCCCGTCAGGGACATGGCCTCCTCTTCACGTAGCCAGTCGGGTTGCGCAGCTTCTAGTTTGGCAATGCGGGCCAGCGCCTCGGCTAGCTGCCGGGCCAAAGCCTCATGCTGGTCGAGTGTTGGCACTTGCATGGCTTAGGCAGCTTGGCGGTAAGTGATGGTAGCAGCAGGTAGCAAGGGAGTTACGCGTTCGCTCAGGCGCTCTAGGCGCAGGCAGTCGGCGTAGTCCGTTAAGTCGATTTCGGTGAGGTACATGAGCACCGAGCCGAACCACTGTTCGCGCTGGTTGGCCGTAGGGTAGCGGCGGGCCTCGCGGTCGGTGTAGGCTACTGCATGCTGGCCACCCCGCACGTAAGCCGTCACGGCGTAGGCCTGGCCCTGCTCATCGGTGTAGACGCAGTAGCCGTAAATGGCCTGCACCCCACCTTTGGGGAAGCCCAGCACGGGGGCCGTGAAGTGGAGCTGGTCGCCACCTTGCAGGGTGGTGGCGTTGTGTTTGACTCGCTTATTGAATACGTCAGTAAGCGTAGGCACTAGGGCGGCGATGGTGGTTGCAGGCGACTGCATGACAGTGTTGTGGTTGTAGGTTAGGGGATTAAGTTGTATCTTTGAACCGTTGTAGGTTCTAAGCCCTGGTCGCATTCGTAGTGTGGCCGGGGCTTTTGCTTTTAGGCGGCTATTGACAGCGCAAAGCCCTCAAGAATCTCTGTTAGCCGTAGGTCAGAGCTAGCAAAAGCCAGCACGTTATTGAGCTTGCGGCTGCCTTGGGCTGTATCGTACTCGCTGTACTTCTCCAGCACCAGCGCACGGATGTTTTGCGGCAGACGGGGCCGCACGGCTAGTACCCGTGCCTTTAGCTCGGTTGGGGTAGTTCCGGTGGTTTTCTCTGCAATTGCTTCCATTGGCTTGCCGTACCTTTCTATTATTGGTATTGGTATTGCAAACTTAACGTAAATACGTTGGAAGAGTCAAGTAAAAGCGTGAGAAATTTTGACGTAAATGCGTCAAATATTACGTATGTGCCTGTTCATCAAAGACTAAAAATTGTCCTTGACCAGCTCGCTGGGGGCAATATGTCTGAGATGGCTAGACGTATTGGCGTCAGGACTGGGGTTATAACTGATATGTTTGGCAAACGTCAGAATAAACCAAGCTTCGATTTGCTAGCAAAGATTGCAGATGCGTTCCCGCATTTACGTCTAGATTGGTTGGTGACCGGTGTTGGTGATATGTATAAATCCGAGCTTCCAAGCGCAGGGGCACAAAATACTTTGTTGTATAAGGAGCCCGGAAAAATTGATGCAGTGGTAGTCGACCCGCCTTATCCACCATTTCAGACCAATGTGCAGGCTACAGGTCTGCTTTCTGATATCCCGGTCATCAAGCTGAGGCGCCTGAGTTTCAAGGCCCGTGCTAGCTTTGGATACATGCAGATGCAGCGCTTTAAAGACGCCGACATCTTCGACACGGTACTATTCCGCCTCCCACCCGGCCGCACCGAAGAAGATTATAAGGATGCCCTCGTTTTCGATATCGAAGGCGATAGCATGGAGCCGAGCCTGCGCGACGGCCAGCAGGTAATTGCTTGGCCTATTCCGGAGGGCAAGTGGGAATACCTGCACAATACCATCTGCGTGGTTGCCTATGCCGAAGAGGTAACAGTGAAGGCCATTCTCAAGAATGACCTAAACAACACAGATGGCTTGACTCTGCACGCAACGGGCGGGCTGGGTGGCAGCTTCACCGTAGCGCGCAAGGACATCAACACTATTTTGGAGGTGCGCGAATTCTACGGCATCGTGCCCGTGCGCTTGCTGTCGTAGCCTATGGCCACCACTTTCGCGCTAGTCCTTCGCCCACCTCGCGCGAAGGATGGCCTGCACCCTGTGCACTTGCGCCTGACCTCCGACCGACAGCCTACGTACCGCGCCATTCCCGACGTGGCAGTATCAGCCAAGCACTGGAATGAAGCTGGCACGCTGGAAAAGCAAAACTGGGTACGTGGCACGCACCCAGAGGCACGTCGCTACAATGACGTGCTGCGCAAGCTGCTGCGCCAAGTGCAGCAGCTGCTCGATGAAAACCCGCTATGGTCAGCCAAGCAAGTGCGCGACGCACTGGATGGGGGCGGGGGTGACGATTTTTTGGCTTACATGCAGCAAGACATCGAGCGCCGCCGCAAGGCAGGGCATCCGCGCACGGCCGAAAAATTTGCTAGCATTCGCAGCAAGCTCCAAAGCTTCTGCCTAGGCATCCCGCACCCCAAGGGCCGCTACGGCCTACGTAATGAGTCAGACGATATAAAAACGCAGCGGGCCACGGTAACGCTGCCGTTCTCACAACTCACCCTGCGCCTGATTCGGGACTACGAAATCTACCTGGCGGGTTTGGGCAATCGGGAAACCACCCTAAACAAGGAGCTGTCCTTTCTCAAGACAGTCGTACTACAAGCCATCGATGAGGATAAGCTACCCGAGGCCAAAAACCCATTTAAGAAAATCAAGCTTAAAGAAGGCAAGGCACGCCCAAAGGCTAAGCTCAGCGATGAGGAAGTAGCCCGCTTGGAAGCCTTGCCTGCCGAGCAATTGACCCGCGGCGAATTGAGCGCCCGCGATGCGTGGCTACTCCAATATTATCTGCTGGGCTCACGGGTAGGGGATGCCGTTTGCATGCGCTGGCGCGATGTGCGCGCCGAGGAAATCTTTTTTACCGAACACAAAACAGGTAAGGCGAAGCTCTCCCCACGCTCGGCCCGCCTCAACACAGTGCTGGCGCGCTGGGCCGAGCGGAGCGATAACCCGAATAATTTTGTGTTACCCTATCTCAAAACCGAGGCACCCTATGCGCAGTACCCCGCAGGCCTGACCTGGGCCGAGCTGAGCCGACTACCGGAATACCGCCCGCTATGGATGCAGCTGCTACGCAAAGTTGAGTCGGCTACCACCAGTATTAATGGGAACTTGAAGCGGGTGGCCCGACTGGCTGGTATCGAAAAAACCCTTACCAGCCACACCGCCCGCCACAGCTTTGCCGACCGAGGCCGCCGACGTGGTATATCGGCCTCCGACATGCGGGACATGCTCAATCACCATAGCATTGCGCAAACCGAAGGCTACTATGGGGAGTTGGAGTCGCTAGAATTAACCCAAAAGGCACGCAGTATTTTTGATGAGTAA